CTATCTGGCGCAGCTTGCCGCCGCACTGGATGCGGCGGAAATGGAGGCAGAAGCATCCTAACCCGCTGACATCCGCCAACTACGGCGCCCCGCGCGCGCTACCTAGAATGACCCCTCAATCCTGAGGGGTCTTTTTGTATGAAAAAAGCTGAATTTTTTGAAAACCTCGCCGCGCTGTCAGCGTCGTTGCGCGCCAACATCGAGGCGCACTATGCGGGCTGGGACGACAGCGCTCAGGCGGTGGCGGCGCGGCGTAAGCTGGTCTTCGACCCGCGTGCGGGCTTTGATTACTTCGTGTCGCACTACTTCCCCCATTATACGCGGCACCCGGAGAAGAGCGACCTGCACCGCTACCTCTTTGACCGCCTACCGCGCATCCTCACCAGCTCCAAAAGCGAGCTGGACGCCATCGCCGCGCCACGTGGCGAGGCCAAATCCACCCTCGTCACCCAACTCTTTACCCTGTACTGCCTCGTCACCGGGCAAAAGCATTACGTCGTGCTGATTATGGAGAGCATCGACCAGGCTTACCCGATGCTGGAGGCCATCAAGGTTGAGTTGGAGGCCAATCCGCGTCTGCGCATTGATTTTCCCGACGCCGCCGGCAAGGGGCGGGTATGGCAGGCGGGCACCGTGGTCACCGCCAACAACATCAAAATCACCATCGCCGGTAGCGGCAAAAAGCTGCGCGGTCTGCGCCACGGCGCACACCGCCCCGACCTGGTCATCCTCGACGACCTCGAAAACGACGAACAGGTGAGGAGCGCCGAGCAGCGCGACAAGCTGCACAACTGGCTGACCAAGACCGTGCTGCCGCTGGGCGCCGCCGGCGAAAAGCTGGACGTGGTCTATATCGGCACCATCCTGCACTACGACAGCGTCCTTGCGCGCACCCTCAACAACAAGGCGTGGACGACGGCGCGCTTTAAGGCGCTGCTCAAACCGCCGAGCGACATGGTGCTGTGGGATGAATGGGAAAGCCTCTACCTCGGCAGCGGCGAGGCCGCCGCCGACCGCTTTTATTACGAGCACCGCACCGCGATGGACGCTGGCGCGGTGGTGAGCTGGGCGGCGCGACCGCTCCTCGCTCTGATGAAAATTCGCGCCCGCGACGGGCATGCCACCTTCGACAGTGAATACCAAAACGACCCGGTCAGCGGCGAGGACGCCCCTTTTGCGCACGTCATCCAATACTGGAGCGAGCTGCCGCATGACCTCGTCTATTTCGGCGCCGTCGATCCCTCTTTGGGCAGGGCGGGCGCGGCCCGCGACCCTTCCGCCATCCTCGTCGGCGGCTACGAGCGCCAGAGCGGCACGCTTTACGTCGTCGAGGCGCAAATCAAAAAACGCCTGCCCGACCGCATCATCAGCGACGTCATCGCCCTGCATCAGCGCTACCGCTGCCTGGTGTGGTTTGTCGAGGCGGTGCAATTCCAGGAATTTTTGCGGACGGAGCTTATCCGCCGCAGTGCCGCGCAGGGCATCCCCGTCCCCGCGCGTGCGGTCAGTCCGCACAGCGACAAGATGCTGAGGATTGAGTCCTTGCAACCGCATATGGCGAACGGCCTCATCCGCCTGCACGGCGAGCAGGCGACATTGATCAGCCAGTTGCGCCATTTTCCCAAGGCGGATCATGACGACGGCCCGGACGCCCTGCATATGCTGTGGGCGGGGGCGGTGGCGCATGGCGGGCAGCAGGTCGGCTATACGGCGGTGCCGCGTCATGGTGACGCCGCACGCTTTGGCGACGGCGCATGGTAGGAGGAGACGATGCAACACTGGTTTAAGGCGGCGTTAAACGCCGTGCAACAACGCATTAAAGCCCCAAAAGGCACACAGAGCGCGGCACTGGCCGCACGGCTCGGCACCACGTTTGACCATCCCGGACGCGGGCTGACGCCGCTGAAACTGCACGACATCCTCGAATCCGCCGAGGACGGCGACATCACCGCGCAGGCGGAGCTTTTTGCCGATGCCGAGGAAAAAGACGGCCATATTTTTGCCGAGATGAGCAAGCGCAAGCGGGCGCTGATTGGCCTGCCGTGGCAGGTATTGCCGCCGGTGGATGCCACGGCGGCGGAGCAGGCACTCGCCGAGGAGGTCAAGCGCTGGCTGTACGGGCTGGATGATTTTGAGGCGCTGCTCTTTGACTTGCTTGACGCGCTCGGCCACGGCTTTGCCGCTTGCGAAATCGCCTGGCAACAGCGCGATGGGCTATGGTTGCCCGCCACCTTTACGCATCGCCCGCAGGGCTGGTTTCAGCTGCGGAAAAATGTATTACGGCTGCGGGCGGTGGACGGCGACCCCGAAGGGGAGGAGCTGTGGCCTTGCGGCTGGATTGTGCATCGCGCGCAGGCGAGGAGCGGCATCACCGCCAGAGGCGGGCTGATGCGCTCACTGGTGTGGCCGTATCTCTTCAAAAATTATTCGGTGCGTGACCTCGCCGAATTTTTAGAAATTTACGGTCTGCCGGTGCGCATCGGCAAATACAGCGCCGGTGCGACGGAGGAAGACAAAAAGACCTTGCTGCGCGCCGTGGTCGGCATCGGCCACAACGCCGCCGGCATCATCCCAGAGGGCATGGGGCTGGAGCTGCTGAATGCCGCCGACGGCAACGGTGACGCGTACATGACCATGATTAGCTGGTGTGAGAAAACAGCGAGCAAAATCATCCTCGGCGGCACCCTGACCAGCCAGGCAGACGGCAAGACGAGCACCAACGCCCTCGGCAACGTCCACAACGAGGTGCGGCACGACCTGCTCGCCAGCGACGCCCGCCAGCTGGCGGCGACGCTGACGCGGCAGCTGATTGCGCCGCTGGTACTGCTCAACCGTGGCGGCATTGATCCGGCGCGGATGCCGTATTTTACGTTTGACCTGTCGCAGCCGGAGGATTTGGCGGTATATGCCGACGCCCTGCCCAAGCTGGTCGGCATCGGCATGCAGATTCCCGCCGCCTGGGCGCGGGAGAAGCTCGCCATTCCGGCAGCGGCGGAGGGCGAGGCCGTGCTGCACCTGCCCGACCATAACGCCATGCCAGCGCCGCTCGCTGCCGCTGCCGGTTTTGCCGGCGCGGGATGTCCTTGTTGCGCGCCACGGCAGGCGGCCCTCTCGGCGACGCCGGCCAATGCCAGCGGGCAACAACTGCTAGAAGCAATACTTGATCGCGACGCCGCGCATAATCCGCTCAACGAGGGTGGCGAGGCGCTGGCGAAACATCTCGGCAAGCTGCTGCAACAGGGCGTGAGCCTTGATGCGCTCGCCACCGACGTGCGCGCGGCTTATCCCGACTGGGATGGCGCGCAGATGCAGCAGGTATTGGCGCGCGCCCTCTTTGTCGCCAATCTGTGGGGGCAAATCCATGCCCGCGCCTGACCTCGGTTTCGCCCTCGGGCTGCCGCCGGAGCGCGCCATCCGCTATTTCCAGACCCTCGGCTACGCCACCCCTGCCAACTGGCGCGAGGCGCAAATTGCCGCCGAGCAGCAGGCGTTTTTCGTCACCGGCCTCTATCGGCAGGATGTGGTGGAGGAGCTGCGCGCCTCGCTGCAAGCCGCCATCAATCAGGGCAAATCACAGCGTGAGTGGCGCGAGGATGTCGGCGGCCGCATGGCGCAACACGGCTGGCTGCTTGATGACGGCCTGATGGTGGACAGCAAGACCGGCGAGCAACTGGCGGTGCGCTTTGGTGAGCACCGTCTTAACACCATCTACCGCACCAACGTCAAAAATGCCTTTGCCGCCGGACGCTGGCAGGAAATCACGCGCGTACAAAAGGCCATGCCCTACCTTGAATACACGGCGGTGATGGATGACCGCACCCGTGATGAGCACGCGGCGCTGGACGGACACATCTACCCCATTGATGACCCGTTTTGGCAGACTTTTTATCCGCCCAACGGTTTTAATTGCAGGTGCAGTGTCATCCAGCACAGCGCCCGCGACCTCGAAGCGATGGGCCGTGTTGCCGAGAGCAGTGAGGGGCAGTGGGAGGACGTGGAGCAGCTGGTCGGACGCGATGGCGACACCGTGACCACGCGTGGGCTGAAAATGCCCAACGGGCAGGTCATCAGCGCCGATGTGGGTTTTGACCGCAATGTTGGCGCCAATTACCTCGACCGATTGCAGCAGATTGCGGCGGAGAAGCACGGCGCGGCCTTTGCCGAACGGCTCGCCATGCAAAGCCGCTTCGCGAGCAGTGACAGCATCATCCACGAAGGCGAGCAGCTATATACACGTTACAAAGAGGTGATGGACGAATACATCGCCAAAAAGGAGCCGCACCTCGGCATCCTCGAAATCATGAGACGCGAGGGCATCGCCACCGACGGCGAGGTGGCGGCATACAGTAGCGACGCCGAAACGGCGGCAGAACTGGTGGAAAGCCTGAGAATCTATCCAAAGGCGTGGGTTGATGCCTCCAACAAAATGGGACGGATGCTGGTTGAAAACAGCATCCGCCGCGCCTGGCATCTAACGCCGGATGATGCCGCTGCCTTTATCACCGCCATGCGGAAAAAAGCCCTACCGCTATGGGACGAATACGACTATGAGCAATTTAGTTGGGCGTGTAAAGGCAGAAATCCCGCTTTCCAACAGGGCGACGGCCTGATCAAGAACGACCTGAGCTTTGGTAGCAAACGCCTCATCATCTCCACCCACATCCACGAATTTGCCCACCGCTTGCAGCAGGCCATGCCGGAACTGGACAGCTATTTTGCCCGTCTGTGGCGGGAGCGTACCGCCGGTGAGGCGATACAAAGCATGAACGCCATGACCGGCAACAATCAATATGAAGACTACGAACGGGGCAAACGCGACGATTTCCCCAGCCCCTACTATGGCAGAATGTACGGCGACGAAGACGACCCGCAGTCGCGTGAGATGATGAGCATGACCTTTGAAGCATTGCTCGGCGGCGACCCACGCAAATTCGCCGAACTCGCAGCCAAGCCGGATTTTTTGCATTTTGGTTTGGCGCTACTGGTGAGGTACACCCCATGAAAAAAACGGAAAGCAAAACCATCATTGACGAATTTACCCTGAGCAAGGGTGGCATCCCTATCGGCACGGTGCGCTGGACACGGTTGGTGTTTTTCCGGCCACGTCTCGGTTTTGTCGAGGGACGTTTTGAGGGAGACGCGCAGGCCGTCGCCCTGGTCGAGGCCGCCGCTGCCCGCGCGGTTGCTGACGGGATTGACAACAACGACCTGCCGCCCGGTGTCAATGCACCGGTGACGCATCCGGAGCTCTACGATGATGACCTGCTCGCCGCCCTGCTCTACGCAGGCTATGACATCCTGCCGGATGACCACGAAATCATGATCCGGATTCGCGGACCGAACGGCCCGCTACCACCAGGGATGACATACTGATGGCCGAACTCGACATCCGCGTTGACCTCGAACCCCTTACCAACCTGCTCAACCGCATCGAGGGCACGCTGGTACATCCCGATGACCTCACCGCGCTGCTTGCCGCAAGAATGCAACGCGCGGTGATGCTCAATTTCCGCGCCGGTGGTCGTCCCGCCTGGGCGGGGCTGAAAGCGCGGCGTGGCAGACCGCTGCTCGATACCGGACGGCTGCGCGACAGTATCACCGCAGAAAGCGACAGCAAGCAGGCGGTGGTCGGCTCCAGCCTCAGCTATGCCCCCTATCACCAGTTTGGCACGGCGCCGCACGTCATCACCGCGCGCCGTGCCAAGGCGCTGGCTTTCAAGGTCGGCAACCGCACGATTTTCCGGAAAAGCGTCAACCACCCCGGCATTCCCGCGCGTCCCTTTTTGCAGCTGACTGACGAGGATGTGGCGGAGATGGTGCAGCTTGCAGGGGATTACCTGACGGGAGAATAAAGATGGATGCGATTGAAAAAGCGGCCTTCCATCCGGGGGAATACCTCAAGGAAGAGCTAGAGACACGCGGATGGACACAAAAAGAGCTGGCCGAGATGATCGGCCGGCCGCAACGCTTGATTAACCGGATTATTGCCGGCAAGGCGGGGATTACCGCACAAACGGCACAGCAGCTGGCCGCCGCATTCGGCACCAGTGCGGCATTATGGATGAATCTGCAGAGTCAGTATGACCGGGCGAAAATCGGGGGCATTCAGCATGGCGGGGTATAGCCGGACGAAGTCGCCATTGGCAAAGCTAGCGCCCGGTTTCGGTCAGCGTGTTTCTTGTTTTTTCACCTCAATTGAGGTGAAATTTTGCGTAGGGTTAATCCCGACTGCCTGCCCCCCTGCCCGCCCCGGCGCGGCTTGTGGCCACTGCCGGAGGCGGAGCGTATCCACCCCGCCGACTGGCGTAAACAACAAAAAGGACAACAAAATGCCAAAAAGAACCCTGCTAATCGCCCTGATGGCGGCTCTCAGCATAACCCCACTGCACGCCAAGAAAGCGGCGAAACCGGCGGAGAAACCGGTACCGACACGCAGCGCCGAAGATAACGCCAAGATGGACGAGGCCTGGGCTGAAGGAAAAAAACTGTGGGCCGACAAAAAAGAGCAAGCCAAAGACGTGTATCAGCGCGCCGAAAAATTTACCAACGAGAAGGAACTTAAAGCCGTGATCAAGGGCTTCGCCGATTTCCAAGCGGGCAGGGCCGAAAACGGCGAGGGGCTGAAAAAGATGCGCGAATACAATGTTGCCATGACCGAACTTGCCCGCATGGGGCCGGAACTGGCGCCACCCTTCAAGTACGATCCTTACGATGCCTGCCGCGATATGACGCTGCAAGCCAATCTCTATTGGATGGCGCTCAGCGACGGCCAGCAGGGCAAGCCACTCAAAGAAAAACGGGCCAATTTTGCCAAGGCACGCCAATCCTGCAAAGCGGCGATAGACCACGAGCCAAAACGTGAGGATTATGACCACGTCCTGCTACAAGTCCTGTAAGCCCCTCCCACACCCGCAGAGGGCAAAGCGCGGCAGGACTACCGCCCCGCTTCTTTTAAACAAAATTAAATGGATTTAAACGGGTTTTAAACGCTATCCCACCCGCCATCCTACTGACACCTGCCAATAAGCCCCGCCTTCGTGCGGGGCTTATGCTTTGTGGAGCGTCCAATTTTGGACTGTCCTCACACCCGCCGGGGCAGGCCGCTGCCGATGAATGGACAGGGAAAGATAGCTGCGAAATCAAATTGATTTCGCAGGGTCAAGAGCGAAATACCCGCATTTTCCCCTTGCTTGCGTCGTTTATTTGTGCATAATGGGCAACAGGGTCTCAAAAGCCCTTATAACGAACGCCACCACAGGCGTGATTGTGGTTTTTTTATGCCCGCTGTGTGGCGTAAAAAAGAAATCAATGTTTATGGCGGGGGTGCAGCGAATACAACACCTTCGGGAAATAAGCTCGGACGATTCGTTACGTCTTTTGAGCCCCCGCCGCCCTTATCCAAAGGGTTTCCCTCAAAAGGAGTAACGACATGACCAACTACAAAGAACCCCTGGTTCGCCTCTCCGGTAACCGCCTGATTACCACCTCGCTTGCTGTTTCGCAGCACTTCCAACGAAATCATAAAGACGTACTGCGGGCAATCCAATCCATTGATTGTTCGGCGGAATTTAATAAGCGCAATTTTACGCCCATTACCTACACCGACGGACGTGGTCGGCAGAAGCCTGCCTACGAAATCACCCGCGACGGTTTTTCCTTCCTTTGCATGGGCTTCACCGGCGCAGTCGCGGCGGCGTGGAAGGAGAAATACATCGCCGCCTTTAACGCCCTGGAAGCGCGGCAGCAACCGCCCGCCGACCGCCTCGAAGCGCATATGGCGCAGTTGGCGCAGGGGATGCAGCTGATCCTCAGCCAAAACCAGCTGGTGCACAAATACATCGCCCTGCTGGAAATGAACCAGAAGGGCAAGCGGCGCATCACCCGCGAAGACGAGGCGGTCATCCGCGAGCTGCGCGCGGAGGGGATGACCCAGGCGGACATCGCCCGTCTGCTGCGCATCAGCCCCGCCTCGGTCAACCTGATCCTGAACAACCGCTATCCCTTCGGCAAGGGCGAGACGGCCAAGGTCGGCATCGACGAGGCGCTGGCGGCGATGGTGGCGCGGGAAGAAGCCAAGGTGCGCGACCTGCTCGGCCTTGACGCAGAGACCACCGCGCCGCCGCCCGCCATGACGCCGGGCAGCCGCCTGCGCTTTGCCGATGACTATATGGCCGATGACGGGGAGGTGTGAGATGAACCGGCAACTGTTCGACGCCCTCGGCACCGCGCAAAGCCGCCTCTACGAGCTGCGCTTCATTAACGACGCGGTGACCGGCGCCGTCAACGAGATCGACGGTCAATACGCCCTCAGCACTTACACCCCGGTCGTGCGCCGCTATCTGGCCGAAATCGCCGCCGCCCTGGGTGCGCCGGGGGGGGCGCCCGCGGGGCG